GATGGAAGTTTATTACTATATGGTAAAATTTCAGAGACAATTCTTTAAAAATAACGCACTTCCTGGCTTTGTTCTGACTACTGACAATATTCTTTCTCAGCGAGTCAAACAGAGACTTCTAGAGGCGTGGAGATCTACATATACCACTATATTTGATGGCGCTAGAAATCCTGCTATTCTCGATGGTGGTTTAAAGATCGATAAGTTTTCAACTGTAAATTTTGACCAACTAGATTTTGAAAATTCTATTGAGAGAATACAAATTGATATGTCAAAAGCTATAGGAGTCCCCTATGTTCTTTTAAAATCAGGTAACAATGCTAACATTGAAGCGAATCAAAAACTATTTTATTTACATACTGTTTTACCTATCTTGAATCAGTTCTGTTCAGCTTTTCAGCATTTCTTTAATGGAGGGGTAACAATTCGTCCAGATCGTTTAAGTGTTCCTGCCTTGCAACCAGATAATAGAACTCAGGCAGTTTACTACTCTACTCTCGTAAACACCGGAATTATTACCCCAAATGAAGCTCGTGAAGGATTAAGATTTCCAAAATTGGAAGATAATGATACTATAAGAGTACCGCAAAACATCACAGGTAGCGCAACTGATGCTACTCAAGGTGGAAGACCCCTTGAAGGGGAATCAGAAAACGAGGAAGTAACTAATGAATAAGACAATTTATCTAAATAGTGCTTTCGAAACAAAGAGTGTTAAAAAAGGCTCTAAAGCCCTTAAAATTGCTGGCTATGCAAATACAACTTCAAAAGATCGTGCTGGCGATGTTGTGACTGCTCAAGCTTGGGCAAAGGGTGTAGAGAATTTTAGAAAAAATCCAGTTATGCTATTTCAACATAAGCATGATTGCCCTATTGGCCGTATTGAAAAAATTACAGTCGATAAAAAAGGAATCTTTGTCGAAGGCGCAGTTAGTGAAGCAGCTGAAAAGACTCATGGTGTTCAAACCTTGATTCGTGACGGTGCTTTAAAAAGTTTTAGTGTAGGTTTTCGTGTCAAGGATGGGAAGTATAATAGAGAAGATGATTCAATGATGATTACAGATGTTGAATTGTTAGAAATCTCTGTTGTGTCCGTTCCTTGTAACCAAGATTCACTATTTTCAATTCGTAAGTCATTCGATTCAGATGATGAATTCAATGAGTTTAAAAAGTCTCTTAAAGATGCTGACGAAAATGAAATCAAGATGATGCGTAAAATTAAAGCTGGAATAACTGACGTGAGCGATGGTCACTATCATACCGTAGAAATGGATGAAGGTGGCAATGGTGTAACCACATACGCATCGCATATGGCTAACCATGCTCACAAAATCATTGGAGGTGTTATGCTTGAGGCCGAAGGCCACACACATGATATTACAATGTTGGGTGTTCCAATTCATAATATGGAGGAGGGCGAGGTTGTAAACGAGCGTCCAATGTCTCCAACCGAGGAGGAAGCAATGAGTAACTCAAAATCTGAGGAAGCTGTTCAGGAGAAGACTGAAGAAGTCATCGAAGAAACAGCTGATATGGAGGTTGAAGTGAAAACAGAGACTGAAGAAGTCATTGAAACAAAAGACGATGACGAAGCAGTTGAAGAAAAAACTGAAACTGATGATGTTGAAGTCAAAGCTGAAGCCGAGGAAGCTATTGAAGACGAAATGGAAAAGGATGATGAAGAGGAAGTGTTTGTAGCACGTGATCCTAATGAGTCTATCCCGTTTGTTAACTTGCTTTCTACAGACGCAAGCGAACTTCAAAATGGTGATCTAGTTCATTACCAACAAAAAATGTATAAAGTTGCAAATATCGCAACAGAGCAAAGCCCAATCTTTAAGTTTTTAGAGATTGACGCTGACGGAAATGACTGTGATAATGTTCTTAATGTGAACGCAGATGAACTTTCACAAGTCGAGAAAACTCAAACAAGTGAAGAAGAAGATTCTAACGAAAGTCTGACTGAAGAGCTTCACAACATTTCTACAAAGGAGAAAGACAACATGGCTGATCAAGTCGTAGATACAATTGATCTCGAAGCTGCTAAAAAAGAAGTAGCAATCGAGACACAAAAAGAAGCACCTCGTGCTCAAGTGTCTGAGCCTCAAGTTGCAGAGCTGGTTAAAGCTACCGGTGAAGCTATCGTAAAAGAGTCAGACGCACAAGACCAACAAACTCTCGTGAAGGGTGAGGCAGAAATTGCTTACACACCTCGCGAATCTGAGCAAGTCGCAGAACTTAAAGCTCAGATGGAAAAATATAAAGAAGAGGTCGCATCTCTTCAGCGCTCAAAGATGCAATTCCAAGAGCAGTCACGCAATGCAGCTCAGTTCTCTGAAAAAGAAATGGCTAACGCTGTTATTCTTTCAAAGTTGCTGAATCGTCGTGACCCATTTGACACAAAACTAGGTCAAAGAGTTAAAGCAGTCACATCTGTAGACCAGTTCTTGAGCAACTTCTCACAGAACATCTACACCGAGATGGAGCAGCAGCTTGTAGTTGCACCTATGTTCCAGCGTATGGCAGTGGATGCTAAGACTTTCCGTGTACCAGTAGCTGACGAAGATACTGACGGTGATGTTGCAATGTTTGCTTCTGGCACATTCGCAACTGGTATTGCAGAGGCAACTCGTGTTCCTGCATCAAACCAGAACACCATCAGCGCAGTTGAGTTTACACCACATAAATTTATGGCTTCAACTCACCTCGCAAAAGACGAAGAAGAAGATACAGTTCTTCCACTCCTCGACTTCTTGCGCGCTGCAGCAACTCGTCGTTTGGCACGTGCCATCGATAAGTCAATCCTACGTGGTACAGGCGCGTTGACAGGCTTTACAGCTTCTCCAACTAACGCTATTACCGCAGGTACAGGTTACGCATCTGTTATCGAAGGTATCACAAACCTCGCATCTGACGCATCACTCTCTGTTGCAACAGGTGGAGCAAACGATAAAGCTGATCCAACAGATATCGCAGCTGCTCGTACCTCACTGGGTAAATATGGTTTACAGCTTGGTAACGACCTCGTGTTTATTACCTCAATCGAAGGCTATAACAATCTTGTAACAACTTCTGATTTCCAGACTGTTGACAAGTTTGGTCCGAATGCAACTTACCTCACAGGTTCAGTTGGCGCCGTTTACGGTATTCCAATTGCTATCTCTGAGTTCATGGACAACGTTGGTGGAACAGGTCGTCATCTTGGCGCACTTGTCTACAAGCCAGGCTTCATGATTGCAGAACGTCGTGGTATTGAGATTGAGAGCGAGTATGAGCCACGCCAGCAGGTCACAGCAATGTACATGAGTACACGTTTTGACTTTAAAGCCCTCACAACTAACTCAAGTGCAGCACTTGACTCAACTAAGTATGCATACGCTTGTGTGATTGACGCTGGTTAATAGCTAATTAGTTATAAATCACTGAACTACACTGGGGGAGGCGGTCAACGCCTCCCTTAAGTTTTTAAGGAGAAAGAAATGGAAGAAATTAAAGGAATGTCAGACGCGGAAGCTCGCCGTTGGTTACAAAAGCACGGATATGGCGTTGGAGAAATTGACGGTATTATGGCAGGTGAAGACATGTGCGCTAATCCCGGACCACCACCTGCACCAGTCGTTGCAGCACCTAAGCCAGTTAAAAAAGTTGAAGCAAAACCTGTTAAAGTAGCTGTTAAGACAGCTCCTAAACCAGGCATGTAAGGAAATAAAAAATGGTAGATCGTTTTGAAGAAGGACTAGGGAAATACCCTTATGTTAATTTAGCCCAGGTTAAAGATTATCTCAGTATCTCGTCTAGTACTCAAGATGCTAGATTATCTAATATCATCAGCTATGCTACAGGGGTAGTAGAACACTATATTGGTCATGCTATATTAGCTAATGACTATGTAGAGGTTTTTGATGGGGGCAAAACATCTGTTATGTTGTCACGTATACCTCTTAATAATGTTTATCAAGTTACTGAATTTAATGGGGTTGATCACGTAGTACTAGCAGACCCAACTACTATCGGCACACCTGTAACTACTAGCACAAACGATCTACCCCTT